GTTGCAAGGACAATAGCCTGCCTCTCCCTAGGAGCATTCTTCTCTGAAATATCAATAGCTGCTTTAAGCTCCTGCACTTCTTTAGCATAAACTTTAGCTGCATTAGGACTGTAGTTAATACCTTTGGTATATACAGCTACCTTACGAGCTTGATTTGCTAAAGACTTCATAGCATTTGCATAGTCAGCGTATAGATTTTCCATAGGAGTATTCTTCTCAGATATCAATGAACGCGCATCACTAGCTTCTGCCATTTGGGTAGATTTCTGTGTACGTGTAGATATCTTTACTTGCTCATTAGATACAATGACACGTTTTGTCTTACCATTAGCGTCTGTATCATAGTAGAAGAATTTGCCGTCTTTGATCTTTTGCTGTACTTTTGAAATATCATTATTCTTAGCTGCTTCTTTGTCATATTTAGGTGTATTATCATTAGCCCAAACCCATTTGGTCTTTGTTTTACCAGTGCTCGGATCTGTATAATTCACCTTAACCTGTACTTGATACTTTTGATCTGACTCTTTAAATATCAATGCACCTTCAGGCTTGCTAGGATCGTAATCGTAATTACCGATCTTATTAACTCGAGGTTGGCCTTGACGCTTGACGACAGTTTCTTCGTTTTTAGCTCTAGATATCAATGTAGAAGCACCTTGTTTGTAGTTGCCATCTTCATCGTAATGACCTTGCCATTTACGCTTAAGCTCTTCAATGTGATTATCTTTTTCGCTCTGCTTCCAGTCTAATTTATGTTTAGCAGCATCGATGACAACCATTGAATGCTTAACAGCCATAGCAAGCTCTTCTCTAGAAGCGCCTTTGATAGTCATGTCAGTTATCAAGTTAGAAACAATACCCATCTGCATTTGCTTATGCTTTTCTGACATGGGCGTAATTTCTTTACCAGCAGCGTTGTAATAATGCTCAACTTCTTTTCCTTTGACAATATCAATAACCTTCTTTGTGCCATAAGCACGTTTGGTATCGAAATCTTGTAATTCAGGAAGAGGTCTTGTTGAGGTGATCTTGACTCTATCGTTTGTCGGAATGACCATAACAGAATCGCCATCGTAGTCAGCACCGGATAAACGGTCTGCGACCTTTTTGTTAATAGCAACACAGTCTTCAGTGCTTCCTAAAAGTTTAGAAGCTTGAGGATGATTGTTATTAACTGTAAGAATAGGAATCTCAAAAGTACCACCATGAGGATATCTAATGAGAGCAACTTTTTCACCATTCTTATATCCAGGAGCATAGCATTCATTCTCGCTCATAGATTCCATAGGTAAAATTACCTGATGTTTCTGACGAGGTAAAGCTGCTGCCTGTAAATGAACAGAAGCTGAGTCACAATCATTCGCGAATGTCTCAAGCATCTTCTTACGAAGTGTTGGGTTTTCTAATTCGAGAATATCATTGTACTCAGCCTTCTTATCTGCAATAGCCAGATTAAGTTGCCTTTCAGCTAATTGCAAAGTCTGCTTAGAAAGAAATTGAGCAGGAACTTTGTCCTGCCACTGTGACCAGTCGCCTTCGGCTCTAGTCTTATTTATCAATCCAAGCTTCTCATTTCCATCTTTGTCAATGTAGTGATATTGACCTCCTTCTTTCTGGTCCTTAATGTTAGAACCAAAAGGATTGTCTTTATCAATGTTTCCATCTTTGTCAGCCTTGCATTTCTTTAAGACTTCCATTTTTGGTGTGCCTACCGGCTTGTTCGTGTTAAATATCACGTCAACACCATCTGGCATTTTCTCATTAGAATATAAAGCCATTCCTTTGAGATAGTGATCGCCATCGACAAGAATACGGACCTGAGCATAAGTAGAATCTTTCAAATCCAGATCCGGACATCCTCTACGAAGTTCAATAACGCCATCTCTGTCATTACCGCCTTCTTCAGAATATCTAATCATGACTCTGCTTGAGTCAAGTGATGCTGGGTACTCAAATCTCTTGTAGCCTTTATCAAGATCTTCTTCGATCTTGTAGTCTGAAAGATCTGAGATTCCATTAGCTTCTCTGAATTTGTTATAGTCCTCCATGGTCATGAAGTTGATCTTATTAGGATCGTAAATATCTTTTCTGGCCATGTCTTTAGGACCGATAACATTGAGATTGATCTGATGGCTACCTGACAAGTCGGTAGGATTCTTGTAACCACCACCGTTTGTCAAATATCCTTCTTGCTCTAAAAGAAAAATTGCATCATCCAATTTAGTTCTGGAGATGCCTAAGTAATTCTCTTGGCCTGGACCAATATCAATGATTCCACGTTCGTCAATAATCTCTTTCAAGAAATCTGCAGTGTTTCTTGCAAGTTCTCTGTTCATCTGTGCTTTTTCGTTAACGATTGATCTGACAGATGATTCGTTCTTATAACCTAGTTTCCTAGCAATTTCAGTAGGTCCATAACCTTGATCCATCAATTCCTGAATCTTATTGTATTCATCAGTTTTGACTTCATTCTTAGCAGCTGTATACATCTTTCTGTATTCAGTCGAGGTAAGGCCCATTTGATGAGCAACAGCAGTGTCACCGTAATAAGTTCTACCAGCTGGACCGAATTGTCCTTTAGCGTCTGTATAAGGCTGCTTTTGAGATTTCAAGTAATTAGCTCTTGTATAGAAGTCTTTTGCATGCTGGAAAGGTTCTTGACCTGAACCCCAACGATACCGTCCAGATCCAGGATTTCCTTTGTTATGGTCAACACCATAGTGTTTGATCATATCTTCTATAGGAGGTTTATCTGGCAATATCATTTTAGTTCACTCCTTCTTTTTCCTTAATTTCCTCAATCAGTTTGTCAAATGAAATGATCTTGTCCATGATTGGTCCGATGTCATCGGCTTGAGGATTGAAGTAGACAATATCATTGTTCTGATAGATACGAAGCTCCATGTCGATGTCGCCAGGTCTGACATGATACTCCAAGCAGAAGTACGCAGCATATATCATTAGCTGTTCCATGTGTGCTGGAGTGTCACCGGTCTTCAAATCGTGAACTCGTAATATCAATCGATCTGTACCACGCTGCTTTCCGAAGTAGATCGCATCAGCAGTACCAAAAGCATTGTCGGAATAGTACAGGATCATTTCCGATTCCATACCGAATCCGATCGCATCGTTGACAAACATGTTGAGTGTCTTTTGCGAGTTAGGCAGTTTGACTTTCAACTTTATCAATTGAGAAGCCAATTCGTGCAAAGCAGTTCCTCGTAATGTAGCAAGTCGATTCCTGTAGACAGATATCAATTTGTCTGTGTCATAGTTCAGCCAGTGATAGGCTGAAGCACTTAAGAATGAGTGACTACCTGCGAGTCGAGAATGATTGTTCCAATTCATGAAGTATCCTCTCCTTGTTCTCTGGGAATATAAATCTGGAGAAAGACATCTTGTTCATGAGGTTCACATAGTAATCCTGGTTAGGTCTGTGAGTAGCATGTGCAGATTTCTTGCACTCAAGAGTCGCCCAACGATCTTTGTACAATATCAATAGATCTGGGATTCCCTGAATGTAGTTAGCATCCATCTTGCACACAATGCATCCTTCAAATCGTTTCTTGATCTCCTTAATCAAGTCTCTTTGAAAGTTCCTCTCTAAGACATTCTTAATTAGATTTGTCTTTCTCCTGGGCATAAAAGTTTCTCCTTAACTTTTGTCAAAAATAAAAGAGACTTAGATAAGTCTCAAATTCGGCACTTTTCTATTCTCTCTCTATAATAGGGCGTGTTTTTTTCGCGAGTACCCTTTGCTCTGAAAACATCAAGGACCGGTACCCTAAGCTGTCAGATCCTGCTCAAAACCGACAAGACCTCAGCTCGCCTTAAAAATGCGAAAATCTCCCGTGTGGATAAATGGATAAAAATTTTTGCAATATTTATATATATTAAATTTTCTTTTTCGCATTAAATTAACAAAAAAAACAGTCTTTTATCCAAAAGTGCAAAAAACCCTTTAAAATAAGGCTTTTTTCGTGGATAAAACTTTTTTAAAAACATCCATTTGGATAAAACTTTTGTCCATTTTTCACTTTTTTGTAAAATCGCTCGTGTCAAAAACCTCATTTGGATAAAACTTTTTATCCATTTGGATACTTTTGTCCACAAAAACATCCACGATTTTTGACCAAAAATTCCAAAAAAAGAGGCCTTGTTAGACCTCTTCTTCTCCTTCAGACTAAGCTTCTGTCTTCTTCGATTCCAAAGCTTCGAGCTTCTTTTTCCATGCGCGAATCGTAGAAACCGAAATGCCGAGCTTGCCAGCAACTTCAGACACAGGCCTCTTGTAATCAACACAAGCAGCCATTACATAACCCATGTTGAAGTTTCTCTCCTTTTCTTTTAAAGCTTTTTCTTTGTCAGTCATTTTTCTTTTCCTCCTTCTTTTTTGACTTTTTAGAAAATATCTTTTTAGCTTTGAGTTCTTCGAGATTCTCATTCAATGAATCGATACACGCACTTTGAATATTCACAATCTCTCTCAAGTTAGTGACCTCATCATTCAGATCCTGTACAACCGAGATGATGCAACTCACAGCAATAATGAACAGAAACACCATCAAGGATATCCATAGCAATTCGTTGAACGTCATATTTAACTCCCCATTTCAAAAAGCATAATCCATTTACGTTTAGACTTCTGCAGCTTGTCTTCCAGCAGCTCCCATTCTTCGACTGGACAATTAAAGACTTTGATCCAGTAATTATCTTTTCTGTCTTCATAGACATTCCACCAATACTTTGCATCATTATCTTCGTCAATGCCTAGCTCATGCAAATATAAATGGAGCTCATCTTTACGAGTCTTAGTAGCTCTACTTCTTTTCGGACCAAGCTTGATAGAGAATGTCTGCGTAACTTTTTTAGTCAGCATTGCTTGTCCTTTCTTCAGGCATGATCTGTACTTTAATTGAATTATCATTGTAGTAAGTTTCAAAAATTGCTTTAACGTAGATCATGACATCTTCTAAAGGCATATTATTTGCTGTCAGATGCCCATTAACATAAACCTTGTATTTGTTTTCAATCATCAGATTTCTCCTTTCTGATTCGGTGGCATTGTATAGTGGAGACCACAGAATTCTCGATGTCTCTTTACTCATGCTCATTCTATTTCTCCTAGTAACTTACTTAATACACATAAAAAATCAACACCCGACAATATGATAAGACTCATTTCAAGAAAACCATGCCAATCATATATGAATGATACAAATGACAATACTGGCATACCTAGCATGATTATTGTCATTACAATTGCTCCTATTATCTCTATTGTTACTTTCATTCTGTTTCTCCTGTTGCTATACGATCTGTGACCAACCATTCCCTTAAGGTCATATTGGATGTGTGATAGCGATGCATCTTTTTGTACTCCTTTGCATAACCCATCAAGGCTCCGCCCATCGTTGTATATAATCGATAAAATGGCTGACCTTGGCAGTTAGTTATCACAACAAACTTCGGATTCTTTACGATTCTTTTTACTTGCCATTTCTGAATGATCATTTCATTTCTCCTAGCTTGCTCTTCTATTCCATACTTTAATCACATTTTCTATTGCTTCGTCCTTAGACCGATATACTGTATCGTTCTGCGGATAACTTGGTTGTGCACCACATTTTTTGCATACGATTCTAAATTCATAGCATCCATGATAGCCATGACTTCCATGCCAAAGTGGTATCGTTTCAAGTTCAACCTCAGCCCCACAAAACGGACATGGTTTTAATTCAGCTTTCATCTTTACTTTCTTCCATGATCTCTTTCACGTAAGGAAGCTCTTTGAGAATATCAATGAACTTACGCCACTCATCAAGTTTGTGACCTTTTCTTTGATGAATCATGCTTACAACATTCTCGTAGTTCATAGTTACTGTTCGTCTCTGATTGTAGGAACTCGGTAACAGCTGAATCATGTTCCACCACTGCTGCTTGTCTTTTGTTTCTAAATATCTTTCACGGTTGGCGTTTAATTGATCAATAATACCCTGTAGCCACAAAAGGTTTCCACTGTCAAAGT